AATATGTCTTTCTTATATGATAGAGAAGCAAAACAACTCTATCAATACCAAGACTGACCTAAGCAAAAAGAAATCGCAGATAAACAAGCAAACATAAAGAATATGGAAGAAGGAGAAGAAAGAGATCAAGCTATTGATGAAATGAAACAATGGATAAAAGAGAATAGCAAGAAAGTAAAATACAAAGTATTACTAAAAAACAACATAGAACTAATATCATTCCTTGAAACACTTATTGACAAGGAAACTATCTCAAAAGAATATCTTTAATCTTAATATATAAACAACCATGAAAAAAGTAATCTTATCACTTATTGCTCTTATTGCAATCACAGGATTTACAACAGCAAACTATACAGGAAATGTATCAGACTACTACAATCAAAACAAAGGAGATTATACATTAAATGCTGGAGATCTTGGAAACATTACAGTAACACAACCACTATACTCTGTAAATGCAGCATGAGCAAAACAAGTACAATATAACGAAGACAAAGTAATCTGTAAAATTTCATACAATGTATGTTATTCAGCAGATACTGCTATGAGAGCTTTCGGTATTGATGTAGAAGCATTTACAAAAGGATATGAAACTGTAACAGGTATAAAAACAAACTTTGTAAACCTATTCAAAAAACTCTATACAGCACCAAGCTTATAGTAATAAGGGGTAACTCCCTTATATATGTATATGGAGATACCACTATATACATATATAAGAGTTTTATCACTATATATACAATGGCTAGTAAAAAGATAAAAGAGGAAAGAGGAAGACCACAGAAGTATACACCAGAAACTCTACTAAAGAAATCAATAGAGTATTTTGATACATTGAGCGATGAGAAGAACTTTATAGATAAGTGAAAAGACTGAAAGCACCCAAGACCTAAAACACTATCAGGGCTATGTTTATACTTATGAGTGAGTAAAGATTATATAAGTGAGAAGGCAAAAGACGAGTTATTTTCCGAAACTATAAAAAGAATTAGGCTTGTAGTAGAGAATAATATAGAGGAATGAATACTACTAAATATATATAATCCTACAAGTGGTATATTTAATCTCAAGAATAACTTTGATTGGAAGGATAAACTAGAGGTAGATAGTACACAAGAAAATTGGAATATGGATCTAACAGGGCTTAGTACAGCCGAACTACTAGAGCTATATAAAAAAAACCTTTGAAAAAAATAGGTTGTCTATAGAATAAGCACATAGAGATATGTGTTTATTTTTGATAATAAAGATGAGTAGTTTACAAGATTTGAGAATAAAAACTAGAAACGAATATATAAAGATTGATCCTAGTGGTAAAGTACGAGGTGACTCTACTTTAGATGCTTTATTAAATAGAGCATATTTTCAAGTACAGAAAGATTGACAACATAGACGACCAACACAGCAAGCATGATATAGCTTTAATACACAGCAATGAGTTGGAGAGTATCCACTACCAAGTGATTTCATCAAAATGGACATACCATTATATGACTACAACCCACTAAGTAAAACAGAGAGAAGCACACTAAAGAAAGTATTAACTGGTGCATTTACACAGGGAAAGCCTTTCTCTTATTATATCTTTGGTAGTAACATAGGATTGTACCCAGTACCTAATACTACTGGTACTGTAGATATAGAATATATGAAGAAACTCCCAAAGCTCACAGCATCACAAGATAGTATACTACCAGAAGATTTTGATGATGCTATATGTGTGTATGCAGCTTACCTAGCGTTCAATAGCGTTACTAAGACAGATAAGGCAGCAGTAATGAGAGCAGACTATAATGAGATCATGTCGTCACTACTAAGTAGCTACATCTACAACGATATGAATATCAATTACTGATACCAAAATACAGGTGGATACACTACATCTGATCTAAATACTAATAATATATTTTAATGGCTATAAGACCACTATCACTTAATAAGTTTGACGGTGGGCTTAATACATGAAGCTCTACCACTATAAAGAATAACCAATTTAGCAAGTTGGTTAATTTTTACTATAACAATGATTGACAACCTGAAACTAGAAGAGGATACAAACCATTTGCTGATTCTCTATCTAAACCTATTACATCATACTTCTTTTATCAGAATGACTGAACACTAGCAAAAACAGCTGTTTGTCATGCTGGTGATACTTTCTATGAGTTAAATAATGCAACACAAACATGGGTAAGTAAAAAGACAGGGCTTACTGAATTTGAAACTAATGCAGCTAAAACAGCATGGAGAACAAAACGGGACTATGCAGTATATAAGAATGTTATATATATGTGTGACTGAGTAAACTACTACGCATCATGGAATGGTACACTATATCAAGAACATACATCACAACCAAAGATCAGATATATTAGTTACCTACAAGATGTACTCTATGGTGCTTGAGATGATACAAACCCTACATCACTATACTATACATGAGCTTTGCCAAGTGACGGTATAACTATCAATGCAAATGTATTAGTAGTATGAGGTGATGAAAATGGGCAGATCAACTGAATTAGTGAACTACAGAGTAATATATTAGCTTTCAAGAATAATAACATATATGCAGTTAATATAGCATGAACATCAGCAATACCAATTGATAGTCAAGCATGATGATACTCAGATAGAACAATTAGTAGAGTTTGAGATAGTCTTGTATACTTTACAGATAGATGAGTAGATACATTAAAAGCAAGAACTGGTGTAACTGGATCAAGTGCTTTGTCTAGTCTACCTATTAGTAATGATGTAAAAGAGTTACTAGACCAGATTAAAGAGTTCAATTATAACGCACAAGTGGCTTTCTATGGTAAGAAAAACAACAACTATTACTTCTCATATGATACTAATGGGGATAATATCCCTGATAAAACAATTGTATATAGTTCACTCACAAAAGGGTGGAGTGAGTACATACTCCCTAATATATATGATTATGGTTTCTATATCACACCAGATCAGGAAGAGAAGTATCTGTTCGCAAGTGGTAGTAGTATGTATGAGTTTGAAAGTGGATTAGATGATAATTGATTGGATATTGAATATGAGCTAGAAACTAAAGCATATGACTTTGACACTCCATGATTATACAAAACATACGACTATGTAGATATTACATGACTAAAGAATAAAGGAAGCGAGATTACTATAAAAATCATAGTAGATTGAGAAGTAGTGAGTGGATGAGTTATAACAGACGATAATATTACAATCAATTCTGTTATGAAATCACTTGGTACTAACTCTATAGGTATAAGCCCATTGACTGGATGAGAGGATAACACAGATATAGAGATGTATCAATATAGCGTTAGAGTGCCTTTGTATGCTAGTGGTAATGATATAGCAATCAATATGAGTTCTACTGGTTGAGTATGGACACTACAAAAAGCAAGGATCAGTGTAGAACAAGAGCCAATAGAAGTATTTAATTATAACAATATACTATAATGTCAGACCTAAATAAAATACCATTGATAGATTTCTTTGAGACAACGCTAGCACAACAATATACAGGTTGATTAGGTACAGTTTATCTAAACGAAGTACCTACTTTTACTTTCCCTAGTGGTGTTACATGCTACATGGTAGTTAATCCAGGTAGAAGTAATATGCAGGTAGTAGAAATAGATAGTATATGATCTGGAACTGTAAATGTATCTAATATTACAGTAAAGAAAGGTGCATGAGTAAACTATACAGCTACTACACATGGAGCACAAAGTAAAGTAATTATATCAGACAACTACCAATACTGGGAAGATATCAGAATAGCAGTAAATAGTAAACTGGATCAAAACGGTGGTAATGGTGTAACATATGCAAATGAAGCTGCTAGAGATGCTGCACTTGGTGGTGATTGAGTAGCCACTAAAGAGTATAGAATGATTAAAGTAACATCTACTGGATTGTTCTATAATTACAATCTATCTAGTGGTGTTTGGGAAAGTGTTGATACATGAGTAGCAACTCCTTTTGGTACAGAAACAGTAGCAGGGAAGTTCCAATGAGCTACGCTAGCACAGCAAGCAACAGCTACAGAAACAGGTAGTACAGGAGCAAAACTTGTTGTAATGAATAAAAACCTAATCAAAACACCTACTGGTGCAGGAGATGAGAATAAAATCCCTGTATTGTGAGCTGATTGAAAGATACCTAACGGATTTCTACCAGCTACACTATATCAAACTCTTACATTATGAGAAAATCTAACTGCAGCTGATCTATGTTTTCATATCAATAACAGTGGTGGGAAATTATACAAATACCTATGATATAAAG